TTATTTTGATGAGTTCGGAAATAAGTGCAGCTCAATGTTTGTTATTGAATCATACGCCTGCTCGCAAGTCAGGCCCCGGGCTCTGGCTTGGTCAGCAACTGCTGCCAGATCGCCCGCTCGCTGGTCAGCGCGCTTGAGCACGTCGGCGAGCAGAGCGGCGTCACGGGTAGCTGCCGCCCTTGAAGTGGCAGTGCAGGAATTGCTGCTGGCTTGACTGTTTGCGAGTCGAGCGGCAAGAGAGTCTGCCGCCCCGCGCAAGCCGTCAGCAGAAGCGCGAGCAGCGGAAGCATCAGCCGTAGCCTGATCGATCGTGCGTTGACCATCTTGTACCGCCTTATTGATTGATTGCTGATAGGCCTGTTCACGCACCCGGGCGGCGGCCTCATTTTCGGCTTTAGCCTGGGCGTCCCGTGTGTCGCGTGCATTCCATTGCGACTGCCAGGTCTCGTTTGTGACACTTACGCCGTGGTGATAGGCGCCGAACAGAGCGCAAGCCACTAGCAGCAGCGCGACTATATAAGGGAGGATCTTCAGCCAGATCGTACTCATGCTGCTGCGACTCCTATAGCCACGGCCTGGGTGCCAGTCTTCCCGGAGAACAGCGCTGCTTCGGCGGCCCGGCGCCGAGTTAGGCCGCGCATGGGCTTGCCCGCGGCGCGGTTCCAGCGGGCAAACTGTGCTGCAGCGCCGGACATGTCGCCAGCGTTGACCAGCTTCAGCAGCGTCGATCCTTCGAAGTTACCCGCGCCGAGGTTGTAGACGAAGTCAACCAGCGCATCAAACTGGCCCTGGTCTAACCCGCCGGTGACTGCGCATGAGACCGTCAACTCGCGAGCTGACAAGTCTGCAAGCAACTGGGCATCAGCCTTGGCCTGCGTCCATACAAGTCCTGGAACGACTTCAGGCCCGGTGTGCCCCCAGCCGATTGTCCATGGCGCTCCGCCTGTGGCTGGGTCTGGATAGGCGCTGAGCGAACAGCTCTCGAAGTGCTTCAAGACGGCGATACCGTTCTGTGATGTACGCATGTCAGATTGCCTTGTAGAAATTGATTTTTGTCGTCATCCCGAGCGGCTCGCCATCGGTACCGGCGTCATCCGGTTGCACCTTGAAGCCCATACGGATCACAAACGCTCGCGTATCGCTCCACTGGTGGACCAGATAGAACCCGTACCAGTGCTTTCCGCCATTCTCAGTGGTCACGAACTGCCATCCAGCCTCGCCAGGGTGGTCGCGCACGGTGTAGTCGCCCGCATAGGTGATCGTGCTGCCCTTGACCGGCGCTTGCCACAGCTTGACGAACCGCATGTTGTTGACCGGGTTGCGCACCGCCGCCCACCACCACATCGCCATGAACGAGTCGACCGGCCAGCCGAAAGGTGTGTTTTCAGCCCACCAACCTCGCCTGTCGCCCAGCATCCCGTCGTAGTCATTGCCGAACAGCCATGCCCAGCGCGGCAGGTTGGCGATCGGCCGGCCATCGCTCTTGCTGACATCTGCAACCCGGAACGGGATGGCTATTGCCACCACAAACAACCCGATAAGGTCGGTGACGATATTGCAGGCGAGCAAAAACACCCACTGGAAAATCGCCTTGGTGATATTGAGCATTTGGCTTTCTCCAGACGCAAAAAAGCCGCCCTAAGGCGGCTCCTGCATCGCGGTTATGTGGATGGCGGGGAAGCTGCGGCTTCGAGTGCGGCCAGGCGCGCAGCGATGTCCCCTGGCAGCGTTTCAATGGCAATCTCGACCATCGTATCGGCGTTCTTCAACTTACCCTCGTGATAAACGACGTTGAACGGCGGATCAGGGTATTTTACCCATTCCCATATCCCCGTTGCTCGGCCATACCAATCGCCAAATCTGTCGAGTCGAGTATCTGGCCGAACATCATTCATCTGAACCCAGCCTGACGGCAAGGGCCATGGCTGATCTTCTGACAGCACAACAACATCTGTACCGTCAATCTTGCAATACCAAATCATGACCATTTTAAATTTCCCTACGTGGTAGGCGTGGTTGGTTCTTCCGGCCATTCAATTGAATCCGGATAACCTGGCTGCTCTGTAATCCGATTTACAGCCACTCGGTATTGCTTCCATGCTTTGAGCAGTACTATGTCTATAGCGCTTGCTGTATCAAGGTCGACAGCATCCTGGAGAGGGGAGATTCGCAAGGATGCTTTACCGAGAAGAACATCTCGATTAGCCAGAGCCGTCGCTGAAACCTCAGCAGCACAAGGAATTGGCGCAGGCGGAAGGGTTTCAGAATATGTTTCGGTTTTAGGATCTGGATAGATCTTTAGCGGATCATCAGGGTCAGCAAACTCGCAATCAACCGCACGCCATCCCTGACCATCAATTCGAACTGCATATCCAGTCATAGGTTGTCCTCCCATCCAAGAGCGTTAAGGGTGTTGCCGGCGAGGGACGAGGCCCAATAGATATTGGGAGTATCAAGAATAAATCTTGCGAACCCAGAGCTGTATGGCCCGTTAGTGCCGGCCGAATAGGTAAATGGGATGCTTGTGGCGCTTGTGTAGGCTCCATAAGCTGAATCTGCGGCGACCATGACAAATCCATTTGGCGCTGCAACACCGACAATTGTCTCAACAACTGCAGCTGTTGGCGGGAAGAACGAGGCAACAGCAACCGACGAATAAGACGGAGTTGCAATACTCCCGCTAACCCCGCTTGCCATTTGCGGGAAAGCAGTCATATTTGACCCCGCCGCGAGAACATATTTAAAAGACCTGCCCGCTTGAATGAAACCAAGCGGGTATGCGTTTGCTGTTGAGTCAGTTCTGATCCATCCGATCCTTGCCTTATAAGTGTAGCCTCCCGGCATCGTCGGGGATGTAGTGCTCAGCGAGAACAACACAAACTGAGTAGATCCATTGTAAATAAGCCAAACGCTGTACCAAGTCGATGAGGCCACGGTGCCTGTATCCATGCCGGTGCCATTGTTACCGGTAATAGACACCCCTCTAAGTGTTACATATTGGTTTGAAGTGTTCTCAAGAACAATCTCATCAGCAGACACAACCACAGATCGCCCAGTGCCTGTAGCAAGAAGGCGCAAGTTCTTAAATGCCCCCTGAACAGTAGGCGATCCCGCAACTAACGACTGAACCTGTGCAAGCGGGGTAGCTTGGGTGGCTGAAACAGCAGTCGACACGTTAAAAGCATTTGAAGAGTTGCCGGCGGAAGCTGCATATGCGGCGTTCGCCTGAGTCAGATTTACAGCCTGCGAGCCTGTAGAGGCAGCGGCCACACTGAATGCCTGAGAAGAACTGCCGGCAATTGCAGCAAAAGTTGATTGCGCCTGCGACAATGGAACAGCCTGATTCGCACCAGATGCTGTATTTACAGAAAATGCAACGGACGAGTTGCCAGAGAGCGCAGCGAAAGTACTGGTTGCTTGGCTCAGGTTGATCGCTTGCTGACTTTGTGTTGCTGGGGGAATTTGCAGTGCGCCACCAGTACTTTCAATAAGCACCCACGCCCCGGTTCCGCCGAACGTCGCGTTGTATTGAACCCAGACCTCACTCGTCGAAACGATCTCGCCACCCTGAAGAGCTACGTGCCCAGTACCAACCAGAGGTTTAGTACCAAGACCATTGGGGTTGAATGTGCTCGGGCCGGTATTTGCATTCGTCGCTTTGAAGCGCAGCGCAAGGCCATCCACCACTGCAGTTACTGGCGGAGAATACGTGACAGCATAGGCGTTCGCCGCGCCAGTATCCAAGCCGTAACCGATAGTGGCGGCGCCGACCTGAGCCACAGTGGCAGCATGGTTGGCTTGAGTGCCGGGGACGATCTGTTCAGGAGCGCCCGTGCAAAAAAGCAGGATGTACGAGCCTGAGCCAATAGAGCTATTCCACTGGACCCATGCGTCGCCAGTGGCAAAAAGCTCACCGCCTTGCAGTGGCGTGTGAGCCCCGCCGACGACCGGAACCGTACCAAGGCCGTCATTAAACGTGCTGGCGCCAGTGTTCGTGGTTTTTACCTTGAAGCGCAGGATCTGACCTTCGAAACGGGTGGCTATTGCAGGGGAGAACGCGCAGACGTAGGCGTTTGCCGTGCCTGTATCCAGGGAAAACGAAACGTTACCGCTTTGCACTGATTGCAGCAGGCCGGAAGGCAGAAGTGGCGCCGAGGCATACTGAGCAATACTTGCCGACGTGATTGTGGTCTGGCCAAAGGCAACAGTTACCACGTACAGCCCAACGTAACCGGCGTCTGGCGCCGGAGTTACCTGGCTACCAGTTGCAGCAGATGCGCCAGCCTTGACCTGAACGATCGCTGCGCCCTTGCGAGCAGTATTCTGGGTCATGCCGTTGTTACCCATGCCGCTGTAGGGCAGCGCCGGATTTGCACTGTTGTAATACGGCAGGAGGACCGGCGTGGAGTCCTGATCCTGGTAAGTGGCTTGCACCAGGTAGTTGATCGACTGGCCGGTGGTTGTGGGCGCCGAGCAGCTCAGGGTGACACCGTCCAGCATGATGCCCTGCTTCAGGATCGAGTGCGTGGTGTCGGCTGGAAGCGAGGAGAAGGCCAGCGAGTCGATGTTGGCGAGGCTGTAGATCTCGCCAGGCGCCACAACGATCTGCAGCGAAGCTGGGCCCGTCGGGGTCACGGCAAAGCCATTGGCGATGGTGCTGGTGCCAAGCACGGCCGCAGCCAGCTTGGCGCTACCGATCATCGCGTCCTTTGCCATCTGCAAAAGGGAGGTTTCAGGCAGGATCTGGCCTGGATATACGATCTGTCTGTCCATGGGTGCCCCATAAAAAAGGCCCGCACATGGCGGGCCTAGATTCGAATGAATGGTTGTCAGTTGGTGATGCGATACCAGACCGTGGTGCCGTATGGCTTGGTCGCCTCGATAGCGGCAACGATGTCAGCGTCTGATACTTCGGGGAAAAGCTGGGTGGCGGGCAATAGGCCGCTGGTCATGGATAGGCCGAACCAATTGGTGGCGACCCCAGGCCAATTCTCTGCGCCATTCCCGGTCGGCCGATACGCGGTCACAAATGCCTGATAGGGACAACTGGTGGAGCCAAGCGGGCCGGCGACACCAAGCCCAAGCGTAATCCCAAGGCATCCACAATCGTCCGGCTTGGCCGGTTCAATAATCAACGGCCGACGGCCGGTGAGATCAAACAAAACCTGATCCATGCCGTGCCGGGTTGCTCGCTCCCTGAAAATATTGATCAGGATTCGGTTGCGGTAGCTGGTGTCCGACTGACCTGCGTACCTGATCAGGCTGTTCCCGAAGAAGTCGAGCCCGATGATGTCGAGCCAGCCATCGGTGGCCGTCTTGATACGGGTCTGCGCCTTCGCATATAGATAGAGGGTGAACCCCCATGACAGCGCCTGCGCGTAACCCCACAGCAACGCATCACGGACGGGGTTGTTGTCGCCGAACCACCCAAATGGCAGCAGGCTTTTCAAGCGCTCAAACATGTCGCTTTGGTCGCCAACACTCATTTAAGCCACCGTCACTGTGCCTGGTCGGATGACCTGTTTATTGGTTGCGCCAAGGTCTGCCGTGCCGCCGTTCAAAAGCACCGCTGAAACATTTGTGATGGCCGGCGTGACGCCATATGCAATAGCGGCGAGCTGCGTATAGGGGAGGATCTGACCGAGCGCCAGGCTGGATATGTACACCTGAATCGCGGCGACTACCTGGGCGACGACAACGCTATGCACAACCGTGGAGTCGGTGGTGATTGTCATGCCGACGTTTGCCGTCACCAGTACCGGAGGAAAAACCCCGTAGCGCGTGGTGAATGCCCTGGCGGATTCAATGGCGGCGCCCGCGGTTACCAAAAACGACCCAGGGGGCGCCCCGCTACCATCATCAACCACTGCGTAGAAGTAGCCGTAAAGGAGATTGCCGCTGTAGTCCTGGTTCTCTGTCAGCGTGTAGCTGACTCCCTGCTGCATGGAGGACAACGCGTACTGGATGGCGGCTTTCGTGCCTTTCGACAGCGACTGCACCCAAAGAACGAAGCGCGACCGGAATGGCGTGTCCTCTTCCTGGTCAACGCCGCCCGCGAACACGGCTGTATTGGTCACGGTATCGATTCCGCTGATGCTGCCCACGATTACAGTCACGGTGCCGATCAGAGCGTTTCCGGCAGCGCCTGCCGTACTCGCAACAACCTGAACAGTAGCAGACGCCGTGCCGGACGGGATCAGATACCCACCAAGCCCGGCGTTATACATGGGGTTGGTCGTGTCGATCGTGACTGTGTACTGCTGTGAGCCGTCAGTGGAGCCAACAATGGAGCCGATTGGGATAAGCGCGGAGAGGGTCGGCGTGAAGCGTGAGTAGGTAACGCTGCCAGTTGCAAAACTCGCAGACAGCCGATAGAAGCCAAAGTCCGCCATCCAGCTATCGAGGTCGGCCCCGGAAGACGTGGATGCGCGGGTAGTGGCCAGCAGCGTGACGATCAACTGTTGGAGCCACTGCAAGATACTGGCATTACTTTCGGCGATGGCGCGGAGCAAAGAGCCGATCGTGAAGTCCACGAGACCGGCGGCGCGGCCCTGAATCGCCGTCACCTGATCCCGTACCAGCGTGGTGAAGTCCTTGATATTGAGCGATGCCATATCAGCGATTTACCTCAAACGAGAGCGTCACCGGCTCGCCAAGCGGCGCATCGGTGTAGCTGATAGTCACGGAAAGGGTCTCGTTGTCAGTGGAGACCGAAATAACAGGGGCTGGCTTTTTGGCAACACAATCCTCGAGCAGGATCTGGCCGCGAATCAGGGCGATGATCTCGGGGACGTTGGTGAGCGCACCAACGTATCGGCCCAGGCCTGCGCCGTACTCTGTGTGGAACAGGTAGTCGCCGGGGTTGGTGATTAGCCGCCGCAGGATTCGCTGCTTTCCACGCTCGATGCCCTCTACAGTCGAAAGGCTGCCCGTCGGCGACAACGAAAGGTCGCCGCCGGCGTAGTGGTTCAGGTCTTTCATGGCACAGGTACTCCAGATGTCCCGGTGCCCGGCATGACCTGGCTGGTTTTGTGAAGTTTCAGAGCGATCGTGTCGGCCTTGACGTCGCCACCGGTTACGACGATGCCTGTTGAGTCGGTCACGGTGAGGGTGTGATCCATCGTTACCGGGCCGCCGGTGAACTGGTGCGCCGGAGCGTCGTAGCTGATTGCCACCGCGGAATGCAGCGTGACGGTGCCGTCGGTGTTGAACTTGAGTAGGGAGCCAGACTTGTGAACCATCCAGATCTCGCCGGACGGCACTGGCATCGGAAGGTTCAGCGAGTTGGTGTGGCGCGCCGTGACCTTTCCGAGGTTCGGGTCGGACGAATCGAACGAAACCGTCACCTCGTCGCCGATCTGCGGGCCGATCTGCACGCCCCAGCCGTTGCCGACACCTGGGCAGTCCAGCTTGATCCAGTTTGTCTCGCGACCTTCTGGCTGGATGGCAACCTTCACCACACCATTGGTAGCGTCGTAGCTAGTGATGGTCCCGGTGCGCGGGCCTGTGCCGTCATCGCCGAGGCGCTGCCTAGCCGCATTCATGAGGCTGTCGATCATGGCTGCACCAGTGAGTTGGGGTTATGGTTCTTGGCGGTCAGGCTCATCGTGTAGCCGGCGTCAAAGCTCATCGAGCGGCGCACCGCATCGACGTAATAGAGCTGGTCAAAACCGGAGCCCGTGCCTTCCTGGCGCACGATGGTGTTCGGCATGAGCAGGTTGTCGCCCGGCATCGAGCAGGACATACGCATTTCGTGATCGGTGATCTGCTTGTGGATCTTCTGGGCCAGCAGAATCGCCTGAGCCTTGTCCAGACCATTGCGCTTTATCTCGTAAACCTGGCGCTTCGACGTGGATTGGCCGGGCGAAATACCCTTGGCTGAGTTGTTCGGGTACGTCGCGGTAACCGTCTTCCCATCCTTGTAGGAAATGACCTGAACTGTCACGCCAAGGGCCAGCGTCAGATCGCGCTCGAAGGTGATGTCGTCGGCCGTATTCGACTGCGGGTAGTAGTAGGCGCCTGGCTGAACCCAGCGGACCACGTACTGGTCGGTGGTCTGCGGGTCGAGCGCGGGCTCGTAGTGCAGCTCACTTCCGGAAACATAGACTTGGAACCCGTCCAGCCCTGCGAAGTAGGCCAGCGCATCCCATTCGGTGCGCTCATCAGTTACGTGCGCGTGGTCCCACTTGGTGATGCCGCCAACCTGCGTGGTCGTGGCCGTAACGACCGGCGTGAGGCCGCGCCGAGTAGCCAGCAACGTGGCCACCTGGCTGGTGGTCATGTTGGCGAATTTCTCATTGGTCTTGTGATCGATGAAGCGGCTGGTGTAGTCCCGGCCGCTGATAGAGACCTCGAGCTTCGCGGGGTGGATGGACAGGTGGTCCACGGCGCCGACGATCAGCTCTTTCCAGTCCTGAGCTCCCTGATTGATCAAGCCGGCCCAGATCGAGACGTCAATCGAGGTCTGCGAGCCCCACCAATTCATGGTGTTGTAGGGCGCTGGCAAATCACTCATCACCAGCACTGCCGAGAAGGTATCGGCCGAGTAGAAGGCGTTGCTGTCGACATCGAACGAGTAGAACGGCACATGAACGCCGTTCAGTAGAAGGCGCCCGACCACCTGCCGGACGAGTTGCTCCGTCTCCTTGGTATTCAGGTCCACTTATTCACCTACTGGGATTTTGATGGTCTGGATGCCGTCGAGGCGCGGGTCGGTGATGCTGTTTGCCGCGGCGATCTCGGTCCATCTGGACTGGTCGCCGTAGGCGTCGGCTGCGACTTTCTGCAAGCTGCTGTTGCTGGTGGTGACGCTCGACGTGCCGTTGGCCAGCGGCCCGGACAGGACGTTCTTCTGCATCCGATCCAGCACGCTCTGCATCTGATAGAGCGGCGCGAGCTGGGTCAGCGCGGCACCCTGGCGCAGCACGTTGTTGGCTGCTTGCGCAACCGGGTTACCGGGAACGAGGCCGCCGAGGGTCGTGATGTCGTTCACCGACGCCCCAACCTGCGCAATCACAGACTGGACAACCGCCTGAGCGGCTACCAGCGGCCGGATCACCGTTTGCACAGTGTCGATTGTCGCGTTGGCGAACCCCTGTACCTGCGAAACCGCGCTCTTCACGGTATCTATGGCGCTTGAGACCGAACTTGAGTTGATGATGCTGGCTAGGCCGAGCGATTCACCGACGTCGCTGTTGATCAGGCTGTCGAGCGTTCCGGCCAAGGCGTTCTCGGTGACTGGCGTGTCGAGGCTCGACACAACAACCAACTCAATGGTGTATGGGCGGCGATAAACATGCTCAAACCTTGGCGTAAACGATTGGATGACCACGCTGTAGTAGTAGCCGTCCATGCTAAATGTCAGGGGGGCCCCGACATCACGCATGGTTTCAAGCTCGCTAACGCGATCGCCAGCCGTCGCCCCAATAATCCACCCAGACCATGAGAGGTTGTCGTAATCGACGCCCAAGACGTCGACTTTGCGCTTCCCCCCCACCATCTTGTGGATCACCAGTTGCTGCTTGCCGGCTCCGGGAGAAACCGACTCTGGAACCTCAAGTCCGGTGAACTCAAAATCCCCCAATATCAACCTTGTGGCGAACGGGTCCCCACCTGGTGCGAAGTTGTCCAGGAAGGTTGTGAGACTCATCGGTTATCCCCTTGGTAGTGCTGTGCTTGGGGTTCCAGGCATCAACATGCTGCGAGTCGGGTCGAAGCCCTGGGTGCCGGTGCGCGGGCGCATGGCCTCCTTGGCCGCCCGCTGAATGACGACGTCGGTCAACTTCTTTCCGTCCAGGTACAGGTTGATGTTTTGCTCGCCTCCGCCGGACTGCTTTCCGGGGACCGGGGCGACCATCGGCGACCACGGCTCTTTCGGCTTGCCGCTGTTGCGGTAGTCGTCGGCGAACGTGGTCTTCGATATCTGCATGGACGCCGGCAGGATCGTGTTGGCCCCGGCGATCAGCGTGTTGAAGATCGTCTGCCAGCCGGTCAGGAACACCAGCGCGAAGGACTTGAAAGCCCCACCGATGTCGCCATTGAACAGCTTGACGAAGCCGGTCTTCATGTCGCTCCACATCAGCTTCAGCGCGCCGCTGATCTCCGACCAGTTATTCCAGAGCAGGAAGGCAGCGGCGGCGATTGCCGTGACGACCAAACCGATCGGGTTCAGCAGCAGCGCGCGGCCCAGGAACAGGATGGCCTTGCCCACATTCATGGCGAACATGACCAAATAAGTGCCCATTCTGGCGATCCATGGGATCAGCGGAGCCAAAGCTCGCCCGCCCAGGAACATCATAGCCTGGCCGAGCAGAACAAAACCGCGCCCGGCGGCGATGACCATGTTGATCAGGCCGCCGGTAACCAGGAAGGCCGCCAAGCCCATGAAAGCGTAAGTCAGCGCCCTGACCTTGCCGGGGTTGGCGTCGATCCAGATCGTCAGGTTCTTGATGGCGTTATTGAGACCATCCACGGCCCTGATAGCCAGCGGGAGAATCACGTCGCCGAGCTTGAGCTGCAGGTCGATCCACTTCTTGTCCAGCTCAATCAGCTTGCCGGTAAGCGTCTTTTTGGCGTTCGCATCAAGTTCATCAATGCCCGCAGCGCCGCTGTTCAGCTTGAAGTTCTTCGCGATGTTCGCCTGTTGCAGGTACATCGTCGAATAGAGCTGCGAGGCGGTGCGGTTCGTGAAGATGGCGCCGATTTCGTTGAGGATCGCCTGCTTGTCAGTGATCCCCTTGCTTGCAAACGCAGGCAGCATGACCGTCTGCATCCACTTCATGGGGTCAGAGATCATGATGTCGCTACCCGACACGGCGCCGGGCTTGATCTGCTTGATGTTGCCGACCTTGTCGTAGTCGACCATCTTCGGATTGAGCATGCCGATACGCATCAGCTCGTTGGCTGCGCGCTGAGTGGTGCGGCCCTGTACCAAGTTCTGATAGGCCGACATCAGGCCTGTACCTACGCGGTTGCCGCCCATCTCCTGGATCAGCGGCTCCATGGCGTAGTAGAAGTTTTCGTCCTTCATCCCTTTGGCAGCAACGCCACCGGTTTTGATGAAGTTCAGGTACTCATTGGCCCCTACCCTGCCGCCGGTTGCGGTCTGTACGCGCTGGACCATGTTGGCTTGGTTGGTGAATGCTTCCTGGCTGGACAGGCCGCCGCGCATCTCGATGACCTTTAGCATGTCCATGAAGGCTCGGTCTTTCATGGCGCCGCCTTCATCGCCGTACAGCGCGGCGTTTGCGAATTTCATCTTCGCCAGGAGCGGGGTCACCATCTGCGCTTCGTGGAAGTCGCCGAATACCGTCTGTGCGTCACGCAGCAGGCCGAGGTTTTCGCGGATGCTGGTGCCGTAGGTGTTCATGCCGCTGGCGAACTTCACCGCGTCGGCGGTGACCTTGTCGCCCAGGCCGAGGGAGCGGAAGCGCTCCGTCTCGTTTTGGAATTTCTTCGCTTCGTCGAGCGGACCTTTGAGCATCGAGGCCAGGCCCAGGCCGCCAGCGAACATCGCGGCGCCAATTGCGCCCTGCTTACCGATCGAGGCCAGCTTTGTATTCAGCTTGTCGACGTCACCACCGGTAGAGGCCAGGCTCTTGCTGATCATGGCCATGCCAGCACTGACGTGGTTGATCAGCGACAGCTTGACGGCGACGGAATACGCCTCAAATGCCATAATGAGCTTTCCTTTTGTGGTGTTGGATCACATGGCAAATAATCAGCGCACGTATCAGTGGGTGAATGGCCGGATTCAGGACGTGGACGCGGCTGAGGCGCCCATGAGTCAGGGAATGGGCATCCAGACGGGCCTGCTCGTGTTCACACTCAGCAGCCTGGTGATGATCTTTGCCGGCGGCGCGCTGGCAGTCGTCGCCGTCGTCCTCTACTCAGTCCTTTTCGGGTGACAAAATGAGAAAGGCAGCAGCTTTTATTGCGCTGGCCGCACTCTCTGGCGCCGTGATGGCGGCCGAGTTGCAGCTAAATGGTGAATATGGGTGTGAAGACCAGGTGACGCAGCGGTCGCGCCTGGTGCTGATGCAGAACATCATGTCCGACAACCCGCACTACGTGGCCCAGCGGGCAGAGATGCGAGAATCGCTGATCAACCTCTCGACCTACATGTGCAAGCCGCTCAGCGGCAGCTTCAAGGTGATCAAGCGGGAGAGCCCGTACATCCAGGTCAAGACCGACAACGGGCCGATGTGGGTCACAGAGTAGAGTCGTAGCCAAGCGATGCATGGATAGCCTGCCCGCCGATCAACCCTGCCACTGTCGCAGCGCCCAGCGTGCGGCGGATGAACTCTTTGTTTGTCAGCAGTGCCGGCCCCATCACTGGGCGCGCCGGCATTTTTGGCGTCCCAAATTCGTGATAGACCATCTTCGGGTCGGTTGAGCCGATGACGGCTTCCAAGATGCCTGTGGCGTGCGTAACGCTTCCCTGCATTTCGCCGCTGGCGAGCAGCGGGGAGTCGGCCGGGTAGCCCATCTTCGCCTTGTGCTCTTCGGTAGACTCGGCCAGCTCAGCCCAGGCCGGAAAAGGACCAATGCCTGCCTGATAATGGCCGATCTCGGCTTTTGCGGTCATCTCAACGCGCACGGCGCACTTCTCAAGCCCGGCGCGCAGGCTGGCAAGCAACGCCACCTCTTGCCCAGCCATATGCAGCGCCAGGCTGCCGAGGTCTTTGAACTCCATGGCTCAATCCTTCTTGTCGAACTGCATGCTGTGCCAGTTCCAGACGCCCGAGCCCTCGAATTCCGAGAACATGATGGAGAAGGCAAACCGCTCGTAGTCTTCCAGCGGCCCACAATCAAACAAACTACCGAACGGAACCCCGTTTTTCACCAGCCAACAATCCCGGCGAAACTCGGGGTTCGTTGCTAGTTTTTTGCTGCGGCCTGCTCGGCGTTAAGCCCTTCCTTGAGTGCTTTGGCCTCGGCTTCAGCCTGGGCGGCCTCGTACTTCTCGGTGAAGTGAGCGTTGATGGCGTGCATGCCCTCTTCGCCCAGCTCCTGCAGTACGGCCTCAATCTGCTTGTTGGTCTGCGGCAGACCAAAACCGACATCGTCGATGTAGACGACCATAGCGGCCGGCAGCGCGAAGCCTGACATGTAGGTCTGGTTGCCGGCAATTTCGCCGCCGACGGCCATCACGATCCGACCCTGTTCCAGCGGGCCCAGCTTTCGGAGCTGAATGGTGCGGCCAAGGCTGTCGTGGATGGTGGTGAATTTGGGTTTCTGGTCAACGTGGACCGGTGCAGCGGATTCGGTAACTTTTACGGTAGCCATGGGTAACACCTCTGGTCAGTGAGTCGTCAAGGAGCATGGCGTGCGGGGTGACGAGTCCCGCGCCCTGCCGGGCTGCCATGCAAATAGGGTTAAGAAACTTTTTGGCGGCGGCGGGCGGTGAAGGACATCGACTGACGGATCGTCTTGTCGCCCTCCTTCTTGCCAGCATCCTCAAGTTTCAGGATCACGTTGGTATAGCGCCACACGGTCTGTCCGCCGCCGACCTCCTGAATGGTTTCAGTGATCGTTGCCGGGTTCTGGTTTACACCGTTGTAGTAGTCGCTTTCGAACTTGGCCCACCAGTCATCGAGGGTCGAATCGACGCGCTCAGCTTCGAAGGTGCCGGTCCAGCCTTTAGGGATCATCAGCTCATCGGTCTGGCCATTGAGCGGCGTGATTTCCTGGTTGGTGACCTTCGGTTTCGAATCGAAGGACATGATCTTGCTCAGCCTGATCGGGCCGTTGGGGGTGTTGATGTCGATCGCGACGTCTTTCCCCGTGTTGTATCCACCTTGCATGGCGTTCTCCAAACGAAAACCCCGGCGCTAGGCCGGGCTTGATAGTGGTTTCGTCGCTTACGCGGCGCGGGGGGTGGCGGACGCAACGATCGAGACGGACTGGCCGGCTTCGAGGTTTACGAGGAAGTAGCGGATCACGGACAGGTACTTGACCTGCACGTCGGCCTGCATGTAGCCCAGGGCAACGCGTGAATCCGGGTTGTTTGCGGCGTCGATCTGCACCGAGAAGGCCGCGCCGCCGTTGACGTCGCCGATCATCCCCTGATCAACCAGGTTCTGGAGAAAGCTCTCCATGGTGGACTTGGTAGTGCGGCGCACATCCGGCGTCTGCAACTGGCCGATCACGCCGCCGAACGAGGCCGCAATGGTCAGCGAGATGAAGTTGGTCATCCGGGTGTAGTTGTCGCCGTTCACCGCCGAGTTGCTGGAGCAGTTCAGGCCGGAACGATGGCCGAAGTAGCTGCCGCCCGGGCATGGATTGGTGATGACGTCCAGGCGCGCGGTGTTGATCGCGCCGATTTCGGCAATGCTGTACGGCTGTTGCGCCAGGTTGCGCTGAGTCGACACCGCATTGGTGATCGACTTGTTCAGGGCGCTCTGGTGTGGCGAAAGGGATGCAATCTTGGCTGCGGAGAAGGTGGCCGGCGCGATCATGCGCTGCTGGCCGTTCACCTGGTCCTGCCAGTACACCCAGTCACCCGACAGCACCTTCAGCGCGTAGCTGTCACAGCCGGCGGTGGTCAGCGCGGTGGCGACGGTGGTGTAGGAGGCGCCAGCAACGCCCTGGGTGACCATGTAGCATCCCTCGGACAAGCCGAAGGTCAGCATGGTCGGCCACTGGGTGCTGTCGGTGACATCGACCAAGTTGGCAACCTGGGCGCCGGTGCCGCGCAGCGCGTACATGCCTTTGCGGGCCGAGCCGATCACGCCGTCTACACCGACCAGCACAGCGTCGGTCAGGGTGGTATTGCCCGACGTGCCGGACGTGAACGCAACGGTCTGGGTCAGCGCGACCGGGGCAAGCGTGGTAGCGCCGACTGTGGCAACGACCAACTGAGACGCGCCGCGAATGCCGGATTGGCCGTTGTTGACCGCGCTGACGATGTTCTGCCACAGCGCCAGGCCGGTACCGGTGATGTTGTCGAACACTTCAGGCGACACGCCTGGCAGCGAAATGGTCAGCTTCCAGCTCGATGCAGCCGAACCGGTGGCCAGGGTCGCGCTCAGCGAGTTGCCCAAGGTGCCGGTGTAGTAGGCGGTCAGGGTCGCGCCAGTTGCGGCGGCGGTGTCCTTGAGCGTGCTGGTCGCCGCAGTGTCGGTGCCGTCGGTTACCCGCACAGCGCGGATGTTCGAGGCGCCGAGCTGGACCGACACAGCGATAGCGGTACACAGGTCGTACTTGCGCACGGTCTGGGTGCCGAACTTCTGCGACGCATCACCGGGCGATCCGATCAGCGTGGCGCTGTTCACCGGGCCCCAGTCAGCAATGCCGACGATACCCAGGATGTCAGTAGCCACGCCGTTGATGTAGCGGGTCTTGGGCGCCACGATCTGGATGTAAAGGTCCGGGGCCTGAAGTGCCGCCGTGTTCAAGCTGCCTGCCGGGTAAATGGGCATGGCGTCCTCCTAATGAAAAAGCCGCCTCAGTGGGCGGCTTCTTGTGTGTGGGTTTCGCTTGTTAGGCGTTGGCGACTTTCAGGACCTTGCCGTCGCAGTCACCGGCCAGTACGGCGGCGACCTCATCAGCGTCCGTAATAGCCTGGCCGACTTGGTAGTCAGCAAAGGCGAACTTGACGGTAAGCTTGAATGGCGATTGAGCAGCTTTAGCCTTTGTGGCAGGCGCTGCGGCTGGAGTATCTGGAGTATCGGAGTCCATGGCGGACCTCAAAGGTTAAGCGTTTTAATGGTCTGCCCTGACTGGGCGTTCACGATGTTCAGCACTGGCGCGATCACTTCGGCCGCATTCAGCACTTGCGTTGTGGCGTAATCGATCATGTAGAACAGGTCAACCCGGTACAGGTCAGCCTTCTGGAGCTGGTCGGTCATCAGCGAGCCGTTTGACCGGATGACGCCGAACGATCCATCAGTGAACGAGATGTTGTTGTTGTCGGACAGGGCCGAGTCGAGCGGACTGACCACCGCGTCACGCGCTGCCGGGCTGTTGGCCCAGACGATGACCTGCACCGACTGCTCCTGACGCTTCGTTTCCTTGTAGGCCATGCCGAAGCCGCCGACCCTGGCCAGGACTGCATGAGCCCCTGTGAGCGTGATAACCGGTCCCGAGCTAGTCGAGCCAGGGATCAGGTACGCAAGCGCAGTGGCTGCGCTCGTGAGCGTGTCCGACTGCTGCACGGCATAGACATAGCTGGTGCCGTTCAGGTTGATCATGATGTTCTGTGCGCTGATCGTGCCGGAGAGGGTCACGACAGACCCGGCGACGGTCATAACCAATGTGTGGACCGGTGCCGTCAGCGGAATCCATGAGCGACCCAGGTAGCGGGTCGTGCTGCGGTCCTTGCCGTGCGGATACACGCTGATGTGCGCAATCCCTGCGGCCAGGTCGGCCTCAAGCTGTTCAGGGACAGGCCAGCCTGGGTAAACCCGAATCGGGAACCCGGCAACGCTTGGCTGCCCGGTGCCGTTCGGGTAGGCGATGGCCGCGACCTGCGCCGCGACCTGCTTCAGTACGTCGGTCAGACTGGCCATATCACACCTGCGCCTGCATTGCGGTGATGCGCCAACCCATATCGGTCAATTCAGCGCTCGAAATCACGTATTTCCGGCCAAGCTCGCAGCGGATCACATCGCTGGTGCGCAGGATGATGCCCGGGTAAGCCGGCATGAGGATCAGCCACCACGGCGTTTTCACGTCCAGCGGCAGCTTGGCGTCGTTCGTTTCGCCCTTCGTGCCCTGCAGGATGCTGGCGGGCCAGCCCTGCATGAGTGCGACCTCAGTCGCCCGAGTGCCGCCCGAGTAGGAGCCGAGACCAACGCTTTGATCCTGGGCATCACGCAGCACGCTCACAACGCGATTCGTCTGCACGCAGTAGATCGGCAGCGTGTCCTGCATGGCGGCGACGAAGAATGTCCCATGCCGGCCGACGAGAAAGTCGCCAACATCAAACGGGCGAGCGTCGAACAGTCCAAGCCAAGTGGCCTGGCCGTATTTGTTCGGCGCGGAGTAGCTGAAATTCGTGGTGAACGACGCAGGCAGCGTCTGCAAAGCGGTTGACGACAGCGGGTTACTGGCGCTCGCGGCGCGAAATTGCTGGTAGTCGAAACCGATACGCTTGGCTGCCTTGCCGTAACCGATGTAAATCTTGGCCTGGAGCTTTGTGCCGTCCATGTCACACCACCAGGGTCAAGCCGCCATCACCCAGGGCTGGGCCCGGGGGAATGCCGAGAAATCCGCAAAGACGGCGACTCCATGAGTCAAACAGGCGATCACGATCACGCTGCTCGTTCTTGTTGTGAACCCACACGGCCGCCTGATCTGTATCAAGGTTTTCTCGGGCGCTGATCACGTCAGTCTCAAGAAGGTAGAGGTTGGCCAGGTATGTGACCCTGATCACCGCCTCTTCAGATGGCTGCATGTTGTTCAGGCGGAACTCAAGCGTGCCGTACTGCTGGTAGAACCGGTGGCCGAATGCCTGTGTCGGCACTCCACCAAACAGAGGGAACCCGCAGAATCGCCGAATATCTGTCTTTTCTGCGTCCGTAAAGGCCATGGTTCAGTCCTCGTATTCGATGCCATCCAGCGGGGCTTTGCGGCCGATCAGCAGTTCAATGTCTTCTGCATCGGTGACGGTTACGCCCGGGCTCCACGCACGGGTAGCGCCGGTGTCGTCAATGAACGCATACGGTGCAGAGAGCACAACCGACTCAGGCAGCGCAATACGGTCATCCTGCTCTGGTGCGGGATCAGGCTCTCCGCTCACCGCCTCTGGCTCCGATCCAGTACCGGGCTGAGTGACAGCTTTTTCATTAGGCGCACCAGCCTCAACTACGGCCTGTTCTACGTCATCTTTTTTTGCAGCCATAAATCCTCCGTTGGGCTGGGGCCGAAGCCCCGCCCATGCTGGTTACGCCGATTCGATCACAACGGCGCGCTTGAAGTAGCTGTTGCTCGCGGTCGGAATGATGGCTGGGTTGGCGGTCGCATCGGTCGGCACTGCAAAGCCACCGATCCAGTACCAGGACTGGGCGATGATTTGTTGCAGGCGGTCGAGCGGCTCACGGGTCACCATGCAGATGTCGTCAACCATGACTTTCAGGCTGTCGCCATCGCCCACATCGCTGTAGCCGACGCTTGCGAAGTCACCCTCAACCAGAGCGCCCTGGCCGCACACAATGGCGCGACGGATAGGCACACCGCCCAGCGTCTGCTGGTAAGCCTCGGTGGTGGTAATGAAGCGCACGCCGAGCAGCTCGATGATCTGGCCCTGCTTGTAGGTCTCGGAGCCGTAGGCGCCGCGATACAGCAGTTTGAAGTCACCGTCCTGGAACAGCTCCAGCAGGTGGTTGTCATCCAGGTAGGCGTTGTACAGACCGTTGATGGTCGGCACGTTGTTGGTGCGCAGGCGGGCCACGGCAGACAGCACAGTCTGCATGGTCAGCAGGTCGGTAGCGATCAGGCTGGAGGTGCTCGCGCGATTGGAGGCGCGCAGCACGCTTGGGCCAACACTGGAAATCACGCCATTGCCCGCGGTGCCGTCGGACACGCTGACGTTTGCACTGAAGGTCAGGACGCCCGACACGCCGATTGGCGCGGTCGAAACGTTGGAGCCGTCAGCCACAACGCCAGTCAGGGTGTAAACGCCTGCGCCGACGGTGACAGTCATCGGGGTGCCGACGGATACAGGCACCATCACGCCGTTGGCCAGCACGTACTGGAAGCCGCGGATGTCATCGACAGCCAGGGTCAAAGCCGGTGCGCCAAGAGTGGTACGAACGCGGGTGTTGCCGCCCAGGTACGAACTGAACAGCGCGTTACGCGCCAGGCGGTCCAGGGACTGAGCCGACTGCACACCATTGACGTTGGCGTTTTCCATGAACTGCTTCGCGATACCCACGCCCTGAGTAACCATGTTCAGGTCGATCGTGTCGCCGTACATGTTCATCGACAGGGTGTACTGCTCAACGGTCCAGCCGGACGGGGTCAGGCCGTTGTCCAGGTTGGTGTTGGTGGTCGGGTTCAGCGGGGTGGTGACCGGCGCTTTCAGACCGCGACGGGTCTTGGTGACGGTCTCACCGACCTTGTTCGGGATTTCTTCGCGATCAGCGATGGCGCGGAAGCCGAGGCGGGATTGGATGCCGGCCTGGAATTCACGCTCCAGAAAGCCTTGCTGAATGATTGGCTGGAGGGCAGCCGGGAAATTGTTAATTGCCATGGGGCAAAACTCCTAAGGGTTCGATAGTGTCTTACCCCTTGGGCGTCTGGCCCCGGTGGGTGAATCAAGCGGTTATGCCTTCAGTGCTGCAGCCTTGGCCGCGGCATATTCCTTGTCGTCCATCTCTGTGACCTTCTTGGCTACAGGCGGAACAGGAGAAGGCGGTGTTTGCGGGTTACTGCTGCTGGTCGGCGGCTTGCCGAACAGGTACGGCTTCGACTCTTTCAGGCCAGTGAAAAGCGCTTCAGCACCTTCCAGCTTGCCGTCCTTGAGGGTTACAGAGGACAAATCGGCCAGCTTCAGGCCGTCTACGTCAACCATGCCCGCCTTGACCGCTTCGCTTTTCAGCTCCGCCAGCAAGACGCGCTTGTCAGCTTCGGCCTGGACTTCAGTCGTGGCTTCGGCTTTGGCCGCCACCACGGCAGCCTCAACAGCCACCTTGATGGCGTCGGCTTTGGTGGCTTCGAACGAATCCACTTTTCCGGTCAGCTCCTGGTTTTTCAGGCGAAGACCTTTGTTTTCTGCGCGCAGCTCGCTGACGTATTCGCGCGAGAAAGTCTGCGGGTCTTTGTCTGCGGGCGGTGTTGGCTGGTCGGACATCTGTCGTCTCCGGGTATAAAAAAGCCCCGATTCATCGAGGCTGTGGGGTTAATCGTTTGAATCAGGCGTCGGCGTCGGCTCTTTCGGAACCGGCTGGTTTGGTGGCGGGCCACCGGCCTTAATGAGCCGGATTTCATCCGCCGGGTCTGCGATGTCGTATGAGGGGGCCATTGACTTCACGGCCGTCTCTTGCGACAGCAGGCCTGCAAGCCTCAACACATCAAGTGTCGTGGCCTGGGTTTGCTTGTCTGCGTAGGTAGGGGCATACCACTGCGGCCAGCGCAGCGAGATGTCCTCTTTTTCGGAGAGATTCCCAAGCGGCCTGCCCTTCTTGTCGACCAGCGTGAAGACCAGCGAGGCCTTGACGATCATGTTCAGCAATTCGAGCAGTGCGCCTTCGCCGTAGCTGATGCGCAGCTTGTCGGCCAGCCAGATCAGGGACTGATTCATCAATTCCATGGCCCGGCCAGACTGGGCGGCGCTCAGCTTGTCAGCGTTGGAGCGGTTACCTCCCGCGCCCTCAAGGGCAATCTCTCGCAACCCTTTGACCCACTCCATCACCGCGCCCGCAGCGTCACCGCTGATCTCCAGCAGTTTTGCATCGCCATCCTTGTCGGTGACGATGGCATTAGCGGCGCCTTTGATGACCGCGCCATTACCGCCATGCGCAGGCTCTTTGATGTGCAGGGTCGGGTCAGACTGATACTTGAGCGCCCGGCCACCCTGGGAAAGCAGGTAATCGGACTCAATTTGTACGTCGATCGCCTCAACCGGAAAGGTAGGCTTGCCGTCGATATCATCACCGCCGGGCAGGTTTCGCACCCAGACAAGCGGGACGAAGCCCAGCTTGTGACAGACGGTTTTGGTTTCATCCCTGGAGGGCTTATCGCCTTCCTTGGCCTTGCTGACAGCCAGCGGCGCGTACCAGACCTCTTCGGTCGAGGTCCAGTCGCGCTGAAACCAGTACATTTCCTTCTCTTCGACGGCGTAGCCCATGCCTTTCAGCACGTCACCCTTCACCTTGAAGCGCTCGGTTACCATTTCCAGCGTGTCAGGCGCGTCAGCCTTCCAGAACGGTGTCAGGTAGGCAGACGACATCACCGAAAAGAACACGCGATCACTGAGGACGCGCATCAGGACAGCTACCGAGCCTACCGAGCCGCTCATTGCTGCCTCGATCATGACCTGGTTGAGCATCGACTCCTTGATGATCCGTGTCAGCGTATCGCGCGTTTCCTCGTCCGTGCAGTCGACAGCCGGGAAATGGCCCTCGGAGAACAGAAGCGACACCGAATCGCCAACTACGGTTGGGCAGAGCCTGGTGCGCGCCGAAGGACGCCGCTGAGACAGCGAGATGTATTCCCCGGCGTTGTTCTTCTCCATCGAGAACGCGTATTCAAGCTCGTCATACATCGTGCCATCCATCACGCGGTTAAGCGCCAGGATGTCAGCGGTGCGCAGCGGGTAGTCAGGATCAGCCGGGTATGTGGCCTTGAGTGTCTTGAAGTCCATGCTATCGGCTCATGTGGGGCACGTGAGCGCCGTGGGTTGCGACTGGCTTGCAGACCGGGAACAGGAACGCAATCGGGTAGCCGGCTGCGTCACATGCGTGATCATGGCCGGTTGTCTTGTCTGGCTCGCCGTGATCGTTGTAGGGCTGCTGCTCCAGGCACTCAGTGAGCGCTGGGCACTTGTTGGTGTTGACCTTGAGGCGGCGAACGCCGGTCCCGCTTAGGATCTGGGCGTTGACGGCGTTGACCCGGTCCTTGACCCGTGGGTTGACGCTGTTGGCGCGGATCGTGAAGCCGGCCTGCTGCAGGATGGACAGGTCAGAGACTGACGCGCCCTTGCTGCTGGTGTTCTGGCCGCTGGCGTCCGGGTAGACCGTGACGTGGTGACCTTGGAGCAAATAGCGCTCGCGGATCATGCGGGCCAGCTCTGGCGTGTCGCGCACCTTGACCATCTCGTCAGCCGCGTGCAGCACACCGTCTCGCATGACGTAGATGATCCCGGCCATGTTGTTGACGTTGAAGTCGATGCCGACGTGGATCGGCTCGCCAGGCTGCACAGTCGTGTCGCAGTGGTTCAGCACCCGGGAGAACTCCGGGTACACAGCGCCAGATGTCAGGTTGACGAACTCACCCTCAAGGTAAGCCTCAATCAACTGAGGTGGGTAGCTGGCGCGCAGGCTGTCGATATAGTCGGGCGGCAGGAACGGGTTGGTGCGCGTCGGCGCCTGGACAATCTCGTATCCGGGCTTGGCGTCACGCTTCCATGTCTCGTAAACGAAACGGAAGCCTTCCGGTGTCGTGTATACGCTCACCCGGTTGAATGGGTTCTGGACGCCCTTGGGGCGCTGCCTGTTACGCGCAATGATCTTTCGCCATGCATCGGCAGCGTGGTCGCGCTTGAGCGTGTCCAGCTCGTCCACATGAGCGCAGTACGACTCATAGCCAACGATCCGGGCCGGGTTGTCCAGTGTCCGCAGCACGAAGTCGGCACAACCGCCCGAGCTGCAGTAAATGATGTTCTCTTGCTTGTTGTACTTGTACCGAATGCCGTAGTCGGTGAGCTTTTCTTCGATCCGGGGCGCCAGGATCAGGCGCACCAGGTCGTAGGTCGGTTCATAAAGGGCAATCATGCCGGTCGATGCTTCGAAGCCGTCACGAATGGCGCAGTTGGCCAGGGTCTCAGTCTTTCCGGTGCCGAAGCCGCCGACGAATGCCGGATACTTGCAGGTCTTCAGGAAGAACTCAGACTGAGGCGCGGTCATCACCATCTCGATTTCACGCGCCATTGGTGACCACCCTTACCGCAATGCCAGTGACAGGGCCGCCACCCGACTTGCCGTGTTCGCGCTCCTTGTCGGCCAGCTCAAGGCCGCGCAATGCGCGCTCTTGGCTCTGAGTCATCAAGTACGAGCGACGCGCCTCCAGCGATTCAATGCGAGCCGTCAGGCGATCAATCAGTCCGGCGTAGTCGCGGACCTTGAACTTCTCTTCTGTCTTGGCCTGGTATTCGCCAGCGCCTTCACGCTCAACACGAGCCTCAAGCTCAGCCGAATCACCGCGCTCAGCCTCTTGAGCCAGCGCGCGCATCAGCCTGATCCGCGTCAGGCGCAATTCATCGTCGACCGAACCAAGCTCAATGCTCGGCAGAAGGTCAGCTTCCTCATCAGTCAGGAACTTGCTGTAGATAGATCCAGGCTTCGCGGCGCGCTTGTTGCCAGACTGATCGCCTGGAACTTTTGGGCCGCTACTCTTGCCACCGTGCAACTTGCAGCGAGAGGAACCCGGTACTGCGTGACGCTTACATGGTTCCCCGTTGCCGCGCTTTGATGCGCCGCATAGGGCCATTGGAAGCCTCGTTCATGGGGTTCGGTTTTCGCAATGGATCATTCAACGTCGTTCGAACGTCATTCAATGATCATTCGTCTTGCGCTCGGCCTGCTCAAGGTTGTTCAGGCATTGCTCACAGTGCAGATACCGGCACAGCCAAGCCTTGACGCGCGGCCAGTGGTTGGCGACGAACCAGTGTCTCAGTCCAGCCAATGCGAGCGCTCCGTGGAAGGTGACGCCTGCAGCGCTGGGGCTGAGGAGTACAGCCTCGCCCCGGGTAGCAATCGCAAACCCGGACACGGCGATTGCCGCGTAAATGATCTTGCCGACAATACCGTCTCTCACCTTGTGGCTCAGTACGCACCAGGTCGCCCAAATGGCGATGATAGAGACGAAAGCCGTGCTCAATGTTTGAAGGCTCATGAATTAACCCCCTCCGAGCTTCGAGCGGATAAGCGCCCAGATGTCGGCGGCTTTGATGGCCCGGTTGATGGCGGTCAGGAGTGACCCGCCGAACGCCCCAAGAAGGAACCCAACACCAGCCACATTGCTAGGGTCAGTCACAGCCAGGCGGTCGCAAACAATGCCCGTCAAGTACAGGGCGCAGGCAATACCCGTCAGCAGGAAGATGACCCAGGACCAGAGATCCTTGAGGTCGTCCTTGCTCCACCAGCTCGCGATGATGGCGCCGACTACCCCGGCAAGGATCAGGTCGGCCTTGTCGAGCAAGCGATGCAGGAATTCCATGCGCTCGACCTCTCAGTTGCATGATTGGATAAAATGGCCGTCAGGTGGCGGCCAAACGCTGGGGAGCAGCGGCGAATAGATCAGCCCCGGCGGCACTCCCAGCTCAGAGCGAAGGGCGTGGCGGGGCCGAAAACAAGAAGGCCCCGATCAATGTCGAGGCCCTGAATAGGTGCGCGTGTCTTCCCACGCTGCCAGCCAAAGACAATCACGGCGTCGACACCCAAGTGCATCGATCTCGCCGATCCTGTCTCGCGCCACCCTGAAAGCGTGTTAGGTCAGGGCGCGTGGGCTGCCGGTGTTTTTCCGTAGCGCTGCACTACCGGCTTATCAGCGTCCAGGCCTCCCGAGGGCTGCCCTGGCTGCAGTTAAAATCAGAATGCTGGGGTGATATCGAAGTAGTAGTCCTTCCCTTCTTCGAAATGCTCAGCGCGATCTGCGGCCACGTTTACGGTGTATTCGCCGTATGGGGTGTACTTGCCGTAGATCGCATCCTCTTCCGCCGGGTTGGCCGACCACACGGCACCGAAGTGCAGGCGGGTCAGTGATTCCGTCGAGCCCTGAACAGGCCCTTTGGAGCGGAGAGTCATTTTGCAGCGGGTGATATGCGACATCGGTAGATCCTCTGGTATCGAATAAGCAGGAGGGTCTTTCCGGTCTTTCGCCTGCATTTTGGCAATAAAAAACCCGGCGCAGTGGCCGGGCTTCTTGGATCATCGAGTAAGTTGCCGAAGGCAAAACTCTAACAGTGGCGAAATCATGCCACGAGCCGCACGGGAACGCAATAGGCCCTCATGCGGCCTCGCGCATTTCGTAAATTACCGCCGCCACCGGACTGAGTGCTCGTCGGTCCAGATCCTCGCAGCAATCGAAGATCAGTTGCAGCATGCCGCCCCAATCCCGCTCCCAGTTGCATGACTCCAGGCGCACACCGTAGAACTGCCACATCCACTCCCTGAACTTCTCGGGATTGGCGAACGGGTCTTCGTTGGCCGACTGGCCGCCCTGGTGCATGTACTGGTACCGACGCATGACGCCCTTCACCACATACTCCAGCTTCTCCCGCTTGGCCGCTGTCATTCGCGGTGACTTGCTCTGCACCACCAGGAATACCACCTCCTCCGCAGCCTCGCGGATGTCGTCGCTCTGCTCAGCGGCGTACATGAAGTCGCCGAAGACGCGGATCTGCGGGTGCAGTCGAGCGATTACCGACTGGATATGCCCAGCCAGGGCGCCGTGGACTGCGTGATTCGCAGTAGGGCCGCGCTCGGTGTTCTGCACCACCACGCCCAACTGAACAACGTCAGAGGTCTGGCCCGGGGCCGGGTTGTATTTGCAGTCATGCCACGCCTGGCGCGCTGAGTTGATCTTCATGCTGCCTCCCCCTTCTTCAGCTCTTTGGACATTGCCCGGTATTTGGTCCTGATGGCCTTGATTTCTTCCACGGTGTATTTGCAGGCCGGGTGGCGGCCTTCTAGCCAAGCTACGATGTCTGCGCCGATGCGCAGCACCAGACGGATTCGGTACTCCACGGCGTTGCCGGACAGGTTGCGGTTGCACTTCACACACTGGCGGTGGATGTTCAGCGGCTCGAAGCGCAGCTCCGGGCAGGCGCCGACGGACCGGTAGTGCCCTGCATCCCAGCGGCTACCGGTCATAAGGTCGTTGTCGTTCGGCGTCGAGTCGCAACTAATGCACGGCAGGTGCGCGTCACGCAGGCGCACGTATTCGTTTACTGCGGCCTGGGCTTCGCGCAGGTGATCCGCCCTCGTCTTCAGTTTCTCCTTGCGGACCTTGATCTCGCGGCGCTCAACCTGGGCCAGCGACTTGTGCGCCTTCTCCTGGTGGACGTCCTTGATGGCCAGGCCGCACTTCGGACTGCATACCGCCTGCCCAAGGCGCTGCGGGACGAATGAGGCCCTGCAATCTGGGTTTTTGCAGGTCTTCGGCTTGGGTTGCTTGGTGGCGAGCATCAGATGTCCTCCCCGGCGAAATAACCCATGAGGAAGGTCGCCCCGGACACCAGGAACACCACGGCGCCGTGGGCGTGCTCAGTCGTCTGGCTGTAGGCGGTCGATGCGATCACCAGCATCAGGCCGGCGATCAACTTGAAGGTCTTGGAGGTATTCATGCCACCGCCTCCCGCGACTTCTGCTGCTCTGGCGCGAAATCGCCGCGCAGGGGCATGAGGTAGCGGGGCGATACAAGAGCAAGTCCATGAATATCGATGAACGAAAAAGCCTCAATATCGCCAACCACCAGCCAAGTCGCCTCGTCATCAGCATTGGTAAAAGGCCCGCGATTATTGAATAAGAAGCTCCCCTCCTGGCCTGGATGAAGGTACTCAACCAGCTCCACCACCTTCCCGATTGCATCCGGCCGGCGTCGAGCGCCTACGATCAGCGCCAGGTCGCCCGGCTTGAAGTTATGGCTCATGCGGCCTCCTTACTCAGCAGATCGGTGAACACAACGCCCTGGCCGGTGAAATAAGCGGCCATGCGGTCGGTGTACTGGACGCCCTGGGCGCGATTGAACAGGCTGGTCACCGGGAAGCCGTCAGGGCCGAACAAATGGCACTCCCCCATCATGGCCAGCTTGGTTTCGTAGGGCAGATGGCGCATGACCCGATACCACTCAGCTTGGAACCCGGCGTCCTCGTTCAGCAGGATCTGCACCCCGAAGTGCAGCTTGCAGTACCGTCGGGCGTCGGCCGCGTCGCCAATCTGGGTCATCTCGGCAATCCGCTTGTACATCGCGAACCACAGGGCGTTCTGGTCGAGGGTTCGGTCCTTGCCAGGTCGAAGGGAGACCACCACGAACTTCTTGTCCCGGTACATGGTGGTCAGGCAGGTGATGGCCTCGGAAAGCTTGGCCTGGCAGTTGACGGAGATTTTGTCGGTCATGGCTGGTCACCTGTACTGATCGGCTCCATTGGCGTGATACCTGGAATCATGTTGGCCCGACGGATCAGGACATTGCAGCGCTCATGAGGTATGCCGCTGGCATCAGACTTGCCGTTCATGTAGCCGTGCATGTAGGCCACGTTTCGGCGCTGAGGCGGTAGGCAATCCTTGCCGCGCATGTAGCCCTGGACCATTTCCCAATCAGCATCGGTGTAGCTTTCTGGCTTGGCGTAGGTCATGACTGCTCTCCCTGGCCCAGGGCGGCGCGGGCGGCGTCGACATTGATCGATTCACCAGGTCGCAGGTCATCCCAATGTGCAAGCAATGGCCGCAGAGCGTTGCGCAGCCCCTCTACCTCACCCTTCAGCTCAGCATTCACCCGCTCGTAGGCTTCGTAGCCGGTCTTGAGGCCAGCTATTTCGGCGCGGAGCTGGTCGCGCTCGTCGGCGGCCGCGACGTAGTTCGCGTGATGGCTTGCCTGCCATTCTTTGAATTGCGCGGCCTGGCGCTCGTTATCGGCCTTGAGCTGGTCGTTTTTGGCCTTGAACAGATCGGCGTTTTCGTTATTGAGGCGCACGACCGACTTCAGATCCACCCTCAGCCGCTCGTTCTCGGCGATCTGGGCCAGCACCGCAGAAGGCGTTGCGACGGCTTCAAACTCGTCCCATGCTTCGCCGATCGGTGCTTCGCCGTCGCCTGCCTCAAGATCGATTACGCGCTCGGCCAGCCGCTTCAGTTCGGTGTTGTCGGTCATGGCTTCACCTTCAGGCCGGCGGCCTCGATCGCTGAAATCCATCGCCCGACGATCTGCCGGTGATGGGCAATCAGGATTCGCGCGTTTGGGTTGCCGCCGTCCGTGAAGTCTTCTGGCCTTTCCACCGACGCAGCGCGGGAGCACTGCCAGCCCCACCACGCAGATTGCACCAGCGAATTCAGGTAATCATCACAGTGATCCTTTGCGAAAACTGAAGGATCAAACCGCGCCACTGCACGGCTCAGGCATGCGGCCTGGTAGGCAACCTCAAACTCTTCACGCATCTTGTCGTTCATGTCCGCTTCTCCCCTGCTTCTGCGATCAACGCCATGCGCTCCAGGCGCTCGGTGGCTTGCGTGGCCAAGTTCAGGTGGTCCGCCTCATCAACAGCCGGGACACACACAAAAAGGATTCCGAGCTTGACCATCTTGTTTGCCAGCTCAATGGCTTGGCGTAGCTGTGCCGGGTTTGCTCGTTTCATCACTTGCGCTCCCGTGCAGCCAACATTTCGTCAGCGAAGCGATAGGCGGCGCCCGAATACTCCGGCATCGATGTCCAGTTGTGGCGCTTTCCATCGCTGCCGGTGTGGCCCCAGCTACCGGCGATGATCATCGCGTTCAATGCCTGCATGGCGATCTCGTCGCGCAGCCGGACCAAATCTTCAGTTGATGCAATCTTTGTTTGTAGAATTGCCATCAGAATTTCTCCGCTCCGCGCTGTGCATCGCGCTTGATATTCATTTTTGCCAGAAGCAGTTCACGGGCTGACTTGCCGTCGGCCGGAATTCCTTGCTCGATGATTTTTGCCTGGACCTTCTGGTCGGCCAGCTCGTTTGCCAATTCGAAGGCGGTCTTCTGGCTGTCGTGGCCGATGCTGGTGAGGATCTTGCCGTCCAGCGGCCGGCCTTCCTGGGCGCGGCGGATCACCACGGCGTAGTTGTGGTCGAAGCGCTGGCGGAGGCCCTTGTCTTCCTGCTTGGCGGAACGCAGGTCGAACAGCCCAGTGGCAACGGCCGCGATCTTCACGCCTTCATGGCTGTAGACGCCCATCAATGCCTCCACCCATGCGTCAGCGCTCGCTGGCAGTCCGAACGCCTCAGGTCCAGGCTTGCACCAGCCTATGAACTGGCCGACGCTTGGAGCGAACGGTGAGCCGCTTTTCCGGCACTGCTCGATTCCATAGCGGATCTGCTCCAGCGTGCGAATGCCGGCAGCCATGAAACCCATCGTCCAGTTGCGCATCGCCGCGGCCTTGGCCTTGTCGTCAGGCCACGCCTGCTTGTGGGCCGGGAAGATGGCCTGAAGCTGGCGGAACAGGCGCTCAACCACTTCGCCGGTGGCGTCATCCACTACGCCGAGCTGGGTGCCGATTTGTGCCGGGGCCTGATAAGGCGCCGAGGTGCCCAGTGCCCGTGCCGCGCCGGGTATCATCTGAGTGACGTTCTTCATAGGTCATCACTCGTATCGGTGCGCCACGACTGGTCGTAGAAGTCAGGGCCGTTGCCGACAGTCCTGCCGCCCGCCACGACCTTCTCCGGGAACAGGCCGGTCCAGCCATTGCTGATGGACTGGTTGATCACTGCGTCAGGGTCGTGGTGACCGGCCATGGTTTTGGCTTGCTTGGCGCAGGTGGTGGCGGTCAGAGGCTTGCGGATCTCCTTCCGATGCTGGCACCAGTCAGCCCAGGCCGACTCGCTGACATTGGATGGCTTAGCGGTCAGAGGGTCGAATTTCACAGCCTTCGCTTTCGTGCGCGAGGGAGCTTTAGCGACCGGCTGCTCTACTGGTTCTATGACTGATTCAAAAGAGTGACTGGTTCTGGTGCTTTCTGGGCCTACAGGGGGTGTAGGCGGTGTGCCTACACCTGTGCTTTTTGGGCCTACAGGGGTGCTGTTTGTGCCTACACCCCCCAGGGTCAACAAATAGAGGTTCGACGAGTTGCCTTTAGGGCCGTCGCGATTCTCAATTTTAAGCAGGCGCTGCTCTTCCAAGTGCTTGATATGACGGCGGACAGTGCTGCGGTCGATCTCACACTGGTCGGCAATGTGCTGGTATGACGGCCAGCACTCGCCCACGTCGTTGGCATTGTCAGCCAGCTTGATCAGTACCAGCTTGCGCAGCGGGTTTCCTACCCTGGTCTTCATGGCCTTGACCATCAATTCCATGCTCATTGCAGAGTCTCCCACTGAGGCAAGCAATCGCTTCTCAGGAGCTTGTTAAAAGCCCTTTCACGAATGGAGCGAGGGTTGACACCGGTCAGGCGGCGGATCAACACCTTAGAAGCAAGAACGGCCGTCATAAGCTCGAAACGGGCGTCGTTCGTGCAGTCTTCACACTTCGATTCCTCTTCATCCAGGTAGACGCTCAGAGAGAACTCGCTTTTGTCCCAAGCCATGAAGGCCAACTGGTCGTTGGTAAACTGCTCCATGTAGGCGTCGTCAATCATCGTCGCCTGGATTTTTGGTTCGTCTTTCATGGTCAGAACTCCAGGCGCTTGATTTCGGAGAGAAGAGCCCGGCTATGGCGCTGGATGTAGATCTGGCTGAGCTTCTGCTTGCGGGATTCGAAGTCCATGCCCACGTCGATAAGGGATGCATTGACCCGCTGAAGGTGCTCAATGCAGCGGATCTCGCAGGGAGTGAGGTGGTCGCGGATCGAATCGGTTGGGCTGATGCAGTGCGCCGCCCGGTACGCCTTGGAAGGCATGCCCAGGGCAATGCGGTTGATCAGGTCGAATTCATTGCTGAAGTGGTAGTGCTTGGTTTCTTTGCCGGCGGCGAGACGGCCGTGCTTAATTGCGTCAGTTAAGGCCGGGGCCTCAAGGCGAGCCCTCTCCCTTGCCTGCTTCCCTTCGACAAGCTGAATGTGCCCGATGACGACAGCGTCGAAGGTGCGGATCACGTGCAAGTGGAATCGAGCATTGACCCACATTGCATAGGCGTAGATCAGCTCCTTGACCACGTAAGTCCCGCCGCTGCGCCCCTCAATAGTCACCACGGGTAAACTACCCGGATTCTGGGTAGTTAATTCATCGAACATTTCCGTGAACGATTCGGTTGCCATGTACTTGCCCGGCTCTTTGGTGCGCTTGTTCGCGCCATCCGCCACCGCCGCCTTGTGCAGGTCGTTCAGGCAATACCGACCTTCAAGGTCTTGCTTGATTTTGACGCCGCCGAGACTAAGAGCCATTGTCCGCGCCACGTTTTGCGATTGCAGAAAACGTGGCGCGGATTCGTTGGTGTTGACTGCTGATTGGGGAATAGGCATTATTCGCTCCAGAACGTTGTTGCAAGCGCTGTAAAAAGAACCGACCTGATCCGTCGGTTTTTTTGTGCCTGCGATTTGGTGGATGGGTGTTTCATTGGCAGATCCTCAATAGTCCCTGAGGGGCTAATCAGCCCTTGCGTCCTATGGAAGCGACGTTGCTCCGGCTTTTTGGTGGGCGCGTCATTCGATCTAGCGCCTCGTTCATGATCTTGGTGGTCAGCTGTTCGGTTGTGATGCCGTTCGCTTTGGCTAACAGCTCCAGTTGCGATTGGCCTTTCCCGTCAAGCCAGACCTCCAATGGTTTTCTTTCAGGCACAGGGACTCCTTGGCAACTTCATGCCACGTCTGTTTTCGCGTTAAGCTCTTCCATCATCTGGTTCAGGCCGCGCTCGAGGATTTCCCGGGCGAGTACTGCTTTCTGGGTCCGCTGGAACCTGGCCATGGCGGTCAGCAGGTCGTCGGCCACCTCGTCGAGGCGGACCTTTGTGGGTTTGTCGTGCATGTGGCTTGGGTCGAAGTGCATCGTTTTTGCTCCTTTGAGCATGCAAGGTGAATTAAGCGGCTTGAGTAGCAGTGTTCTTGGCGGCTTCTTCGCGATCAGCCAGCAGCAGCTCAATGGCTTTGCCGGTGCTGTAGCCGACCATCGTCCCGCTGGTTGCGCGGGAGATCGTGGCCTGCGTGGTGCCGCACTTCTCAGCTACTTCTGTCTGCGACAGCCCGAGCTGGAAAAGGCGATTCAACATCTCTTGAACTGTCATGACGGGAATCCTATGAGGTTTTGCATGACAAATCATACGAATAAGTATGAGTCCATGCAATAGAATTCGCATAACCCGTATTCGTATAATTGGTGAGCAATGGATATCGCTGGGCGCTTGCGCGCAAAAATGGCTTCTCTTGAGATGAGCGAGAGTGAGCTTTCGAGGCGGTGCGGTGTTCCCCAGCCAACCATCAACCGCATTCTTTCCGGTGAAAGCAGCAGTCCACGCAAGAGCACTGTCGAGCCGCTGGCCAGGGCCCTGAAAGTTTCGCCTGACTGGCTTCTATTTGGAGGCGATGACTCCAGATCTAACGGATCTCCCAGTGAGGCCGACTATGCACTCATCCCCCAATACAAGGCGCACGGCTCGTGTGGCGATGGATACCTGAACGACCACGTCGAGGTCACCGAGGGCCTGGTATTCAAGCGGGACTGGCTAGCGCGCATGAAGGCCAAGCCTGAAAACCTGCGCATTATCTACGCCGAGGGGGATAGCATGGAGCCCTACGTGTTCGAGGGCGATGTCGTGCTGTTTGATAGCTCAAAGACCGAGCCAAAGGATCGCCAGGCCTACGTCATCCGACGACCAGATGGTGGGATCAGCATCAAGCGCATGATTCAGCAGATGTCCGGGGCCTGGATGATCCGTAGCGACAACGGTGACAAGGCCAAGTACCCGGACGAAATGCTGTCGGAGAACGCTTTGCACGAGATTCCCATCTTGGGGCGCGTCATCTGGCGTGGCGGCGAGATGTAGTACCAGCCACATAGCCATTCACTAATAGAGCCTGCCTTGTGCGGGCTTTTTTACGCCCATGAAAAATATTATGCAAAAACGTATTGACGACTGTTATGAGGATTCGTATAGTTCATCCATCGAGTCACCCAACAGGGACTCGCCAGGGCCTCACAGCTCGCCGCTCTTTAGTCGCACCGCTTCACCATTGCCGGATCACCACCGGCCTCAGATTCAAGGTAGCGAGCCGAACGCCTTAAGTTCGGTACAGGGGATGCCTCACCCCGTGGCCAGCAGCGTAGATGGCCCTAGATCAAAGAGTGCTGACGGATGGGATGCCATTGCATGGACTACATCGCGGTCAGTGAAAACAATTCGAACCAGGCCAGTGAGTGCAGCCAGTAGCTGATCACGGCTCGCAGATGGCTCCCTGCTGATTCAGGTAGCCATCTGGTTTCACAAATGCCTCTAGACCCCCTGGAGGTATTTGGAAGCCCATCAGGAGACAGCAATATGCAAATCAATCAGCAGAAAACGGTGCAGGTCGATGTGACTGAGCTGCGCACCTACATGAAAGTCCGTGACCAGGTATGCGTAACTCTGCACGACGCCCAGGGCGAGGAAGTAGCCGCCTATACGGGCTACGTTCCGGATTTCTTTCCGGGTGAGCATTACGGCGACTACTTGATGCTGCACATCGATCTGGAAACAGGCCAGATCAAGAACTGGAAAAAGCCAGTCGCCGCCGACATCGAAAAGATGATCGAAGCGGGCGACGACGACTGAGTAACCCTCTCCTTGCACGTCAGCCAGACGAAAATTGGCCCGATCCTTTCCTTGGGGAGACTCGTATAGGGAGAGGCTGTATCGGAGTGGACGTTGTGACATGCCGGCGGTTGCCTTGCGGTGACTTAGCTTCAGCGTCCACCCCGATGCAGATGAATGCCCAGGCTGATGGGCAAGTGTAAGACCTGAGGGATCGCGGGAATCATGGCCGGTAAAGTGAGTAAGCGCCCAGATAGCCACGGCGAGTCCAAGAATAAGCGGCTGAAACCTTCGCCCCGGTGAAACTCCGGTGTCACTAAGGCCGCTAATAGTCGTGCCGGGATCAGCTCCGGCATCTGCATCAGGCGTTCGGTGCCATTAACCGACGGCGTGGGAAGCGTCGATAACTCAATCTCTGACAGCCGGAAAGACGGCACCCACCCTTCTCGCCTAACCCCAAACACTGGAGGTCGCCATGGCCCGCACTTACGAATACTGGACGGTCAAGGATGGCGAGGACATTGCCGTCAACCTGACCGTCGTATATTTCTCGGCTCGAAAAGGCAATTTCAGCTCCCAAGCCGCAGACCCCGATGAGTACTTCGGCCATTGCGAAATCAACTGGGAGTCGAAAGACGACACCAGCTTCATGACTGAATCCGAAATCGCCTCGATGGAGGAATGGCTTGTGAATGAGCATTCCGAGTACCTGGCTGATCAGGACTACTACGACTAACCCGCCACCCTGGAGGCGACCATGAACGCAGCATTGAAGATATGCCAGGAGCGTTACGACGCTCAGTTGCCGCCTCCAGTGAGCGAGTCGGCGGTGGAGATTGCCCGTAGGGAGTGGCTGTACAACGCCACGGAACAGCTGGTGCGGTTCGGCCAGGACGTGAAGGTTCAGCGGCGCCTGCGCAGGCCTCAGGTCGTCACGGTCGCCCAGCTGGCACTGGCGGCAGATGAACTGGCGAACGCCCGGCAGGCGGACTGTGATGTCGGCACACCGGCACTTGGCTGGATGTTGATCGCCAACAACTGCGGCCGAGCCGACAAAGATTCTGTCGCCCAGCTGCTGGGCTACAGCGATCACCCATTCGGCAAGCTTGGCGAGATTGCAGAGGCCCTGCTCAGCCCTATCGCTGATGACGCACTGGCCGCCCAGGCCGAGGATGACGAGCTATGAAAATGAGCCCGCACGTCCTCATCGGCGAAGAGCTTGAAACGCTCGATGACCGCCAAACGCCGGTCAGCTGGTCGGTGATGATCCAGAAAACACTGAACGAAATGATGCTAGACGATCGCATCACCATCGCCGAATTCAACCACTACTGCGGGCGCCTCAACAAGATTGTTGCCCGGCGCAAGGAGGCAGCATGACCACTCCTCCAGTTAAATCGCTGATAGACAGCCAGCTCGAAGAGATAGAGCGCAGCCTGACCATTCTCGGCGCCGGTTTACCGCGCGACCTGCCTGTGTCGGCGCTGCCGCCAAAGCTTGCTGCTGCGATCAAGGGCGGGCGTATCGCGGTAAGGGTTCGGCCATGACCTCCTACCAAAGAGCCAAGCGCTACTGCTTCTGGCGCGGGTCTGCCATAGCAATCGCATTCTTCACCTTCCTGATGTTGCTCGGCGCCCTCGCTGATCGAATCACTCAATAACCAACACCTTCAATCGCTGCGAGCATCGCGGCAAGGATTCCCACGTGTCCGCAAATCAGCAAGTCATCACCATCGACGACATCAGCGCCGACAACGCGCCGGCCATTTATGTTGCCGGCGGCCTGGGCCAGTTCTTCGACGCGGTGAAAGCCGAAGTAACTGGCGAGGTGCCGGACCTCAAGACGGCCAAGGGCCGCGCCCGCATCGCCAGCCTGGCAGCAACCGTCAGCAAATCGAAGACGGCAGTCGAGAAGCCGGGTCGCGACTACCTGAAGCGTCTCAAGGAAATGCCGAAGGTCGTCGAGGCCGAGCTGCGCGAGTTCGTCACCAAGATGGACAACCTGCGCGACGCTACCCGCAAGCCGCTGACGGACTGGGAACAGGCAGAGATTGCCCGCACCGACAAACACGTCGACGGCATCCAGAACATCAAAGACCTGGCCTTTTTCGAAGAGTCGCCTAGTGCTGCCTGTGTCGCCAAGATCATCGCCGACCTGGAGCTGATCGCGATCAACGACACATGGGAAGAGTTCTTGGTCGAAGCCGCCCAGGTGAAGGATCAGACCCTGGTCAAGCTGCGCGGCATTCTGGCCGAGCGCACCCAGTACGAGGCCGAGCAAGCCGAACTGGTCAGGCTGCGCGCCGAGGCAGAAGCTCAGGCCCAGCGAGACCGCGATGCAGAGATTGCACGGGTAGCGGCTGAGCAGGCCCAGCGCCAGGCCGAAGAGCGCGCAAAAGCTGAGCGCGACGCAGCAGCGCGCCGCGAGCAGGAGTTGCTGGATCAGGCCGCAGCAGCGCAGCGGGCAACCGAACAGGCCGCCCGTGATGCAGAAGCCGCCGCCGAACGCCAGCGCCTGCAACTGGAGCTGCAAGCCGAGCAAGCACGCACAGCGGCGGCCCAGGCAGAGGCAAGCCGTGTTGCTGCCGAGCAGCGCGCCGAGCAGGAGCGTCTTGACTCCATACGCCGCCAGGAAGAAGCCGTAGAGCGGGCTCGACTGGATGAGGTCGCCCGAGCCAACGCAGCAGCAGACGAAATCCTGCGCCAGCAACAGGCGCGCCAGGATGACGTAGCGCATAAGTCGAAAATCCTGGGCGAAGCCAAGCAGGCTTTGATCGGCATGAACATCAGCGAAGAGCTGGCCAAGGCCATCGTCCTGAAGATCGCCCGCGGCGAAGTCCCCCACATCACTATCCAATTTTGAGGCTATAGCCATGTCGCAAGAAATCATTATGCCGCTGGAGCGCGATCGCCAAATGGCTGCCCAGCCAGCGCAGGAAATCAGCATGTTGTCGACCATCAGCCGCCTTGCCCTTGATCCTCGCTGCGACATGGACAAGCTGGAGCGCCTGATCTCCCTTCAAGACCGGATGGAGGCTAAAACCGCGCTTGAAGCCTTCAACGCCTCGTTCGCTGAAATGCAGTGCGAAATGCCATCTGTCGAGAAGCGCACCGAAAACACGCACACCAAGAAGATGTACGCCGATCTGGATGACATCAACTACGCCGTGCGCCCGGTGATGGCCAAATTTGGATTTGGCGTTTCGTTCAAGATCGTCAACCAGGCTGCCGGCGTGAGTATCACCGGCATTCTGATGCACAAGGGCGGCCACCGCGAAGAAACGACCATGATTCTGCCACTCGATACGGGCGCCGGACGTAGCGCCGTGCAGTCGGTTGGCTCGACCACTACCTACGGCAAGCGTTATGTGATGTGCGCCCTGCTGAACATCACCAGCGGCGACGACAACGACAACGATGGATATGTCGAGCCATCCGATCAGTTGGTCACGCCAGCCCAAGCAAGGCAGGTACAGGCCCTTCTGGACAAGTGCAGCGAGGCCGTTCACGCCAACTTTGAAAAGATGTACGGCGACCCTGGCCAGATTGCGAGGTCTGCCTTTGACGGCGTAGTGGCAGGGTTGAACAACTCAATCTCAAAAGCTGCCAAGGCGGCTCAGCAAGCGGGGTAAAGAGACCATGCAAATCATCACAGAAGTTGAGCAGGGATCGCCTGAGTGGCTGGCCTTACGCCTGGGCATCGTCACTTGTTCTGAGCTGGAGTGCCTGCTTACCAGCGGCAAGGGCGAGGCTGGTTTCGGTGTAGGCGCATTCAGCTACATGAACACGCTGATCGGCGAGCGCATCACCGGTGAGGCTGCCGACCCATTCCAGGGCAACCGCCACACAGAGCGCGGCCACGAGCTGGAAGGTGTTGCCCGCAAGCTGTACGAGCAGCGCGAAGAGGTCGAGACCAAGCAGGTTGCGATCATCCTGAACCACGGCGCTGGCTATTCGCCTGACTCACTGGTCGGCGAGCCTGGTCTGACCGAGATCAAAACAAAGCTGCCGAAGTTTCAGGTCGAGGTGATCCTCTCCGGCGAGATCCCGAAAGAGCACGTAGCCCAATGCCAGGGCGGCCTATGGATCTCGGAGCGTGAGTGGATCGACTTCGTTTGCTACTGGCCAGGCATGCCGCTGTTCATCAAGCGCGCATACCGGGATGAGGCGCTGATCCGCAAGCTGTCGGAGCGGGTCAAAACCTTCTACGAAATCTTGGACGACCGAATGAATCGGGTATTGGGGATAGCAGCATGATCAGCATCCTTCAGAACGAAGTTGAGCGTCTGCGCGGCGCATCCTGCGCCCTGGCTCACGATATCGAATCCTTCTTGAGCCGTGGAGGGACTATCCAGGTGCTGGAGGGGCCAAGCTTCAGGCCACCACCCGTCAGGCACCACCCAGAACCGAAGCCAAGGAAGAAAAAGGCCCCGGCGTGCATCGCGGAGCCAGTCAAGTTCCTGGACAAAATGGCGCTCCGGGACATCGAGCGCGATGAAAGGAAGGTAATGCGCGAGAAAGCCAAAGCGGATGAACTGGAGTGCATCAGGGGGCTGGCCGAGACCATGACCTATACCCAGGCCATCCTGAGAACCGGCATGCACATACGGTCATTGCAGCGGCTTGCACGGCTTGGCGGATTCAAATTCCAGCCGGCAGATACGCGAGGCAAGAAGGATCTTCGGTTTGTCGATGAAGAACGCGATACCAGAAACGCCGCACTGATCCGCGAACTCTTGGCGCGAGGCTTCAGCAGGAACCAGGCGCGCGAAAGCATCCAAACCAACCGGAAAAACTTCGAGCGGTTACTGGCCAAGTTCGATATCGACTATCCGAAGGCAACCAAAGGCCCAGCGCCGGCATTCTTCGCGAAACCAGCCAAGCAGGCCTGATCATGGCAGCCCAACCGAAAGAACGATCGGCAAAACTGCAGCTCGCCTACAACCGCGAATCACTGCGCATCTGCAACGAAGAATAACCCACCCTACTCGCTGCATCCGGAACCCGGAGGGCGGCGCCTACCTGGAGATAACATGAATGAGCTGGCTCTTTTCGCAGGCGCTGGCGGCGGAATACTCGGCGGCCACCTGCTCGGGTGGCGCACCGTCTGCGCCGTTGAGCGTGATGCCTACGCCGCACAAGTTCTGGCGCAACGACAAAACGATGGAGCCCTCCCAGCTTTCCCGATTTGGTCTGACGTGTGCAGTTTTGACGGAAGACCATGGCGCGGCCTTGTTGACGTGGTTTCTGGCGGATTCCCGTGTCAGGACATATCAGCTGCCGGGAATGGCGACGGCATTGATGGTGCCCGCTCCGGACTCTGGCGTGAAATGGCGCGAATCGTCGGCGAGGTACGACCTGCCTACGTCTACGTGGAAAACTCACCTCTACTTGTGGGAAGAGGACTTGCACTGGTCCTCGGTGACCTTGCCGAAATGGGGTATGACGCGAAGTGGTGCATTGTTTCAGCATCCGACCTTGACGCGCCCCATCAACGCGAACGCATCTGGATTGTGGCCAACGATAACCGTGTGCGGGAACCACAACCAACCGGGCAGCAGCAAGAATGCAGGATGGGGCCTGAGCGCGGCCGTGAAGCTTTGGCCAACACCGGTCCGCAGGGATTACCGGCACCCGGGGAAAAGCCGAATGGAAAGGACCGGGAGCAAATCAGACGAGTGCCTGCCTCAAGTCATAGGTGGCCCACTGAACCCGGAGTGGGTCGAATGGCTGATGGGGTGGCCTTCCGGTTGGACCGAATTAAAGCCCTTGGCAATGGACAAGTTCCAAGAGTGGCAGCAACAGCATTCTCCATCCTATCGATCGACGACTGACGCCGCCTAGCAGCGCCTGGAGAACCCCATGATCCGCCAATACCGATTCAGCGAGCTAATGACTCGACTGACCAATGAAGAGTGGACGGTCGTTGAAATTAGCCGAGACAATTTTGTGTTTATGCCGGTTGCCTACAGAGGCCGTCGGTTGTGATTTCTGATTATTTGGAGGTGGGTCATGAGTGAAGTGAAGCGGTATCGGTTTATCAGTTCGAATGGGTACGCGGCGATCCCTGTTGTGGACTCGGTTAAGGCTGAACGCTTTGTCGAAGAGCAAGAATTCGACCGTGTAACCGCCGAGCGTGACGCGGCGCTGGGGCGTGAGGCTGCGTTGAATCTACAGATCTCCAATCAGGCGGAAACCATAAAACAGTTATCCGGCAGATATGGCCCCATCGCAGAAGCCCTACAACAGCGCCTGACCGTAGCGGATGAGCGGGTGGATATGCTGGGGAAAGAGGTTGAGCGCCTGAGCCGCGTGAAGCTGTCACTGAAGGATTTGGCAGAAAGCCGTGCTGACAACTGCTCGGTATACCGGGAACACCTGAACGAGGCGCTGACGATGGCGAAAAAGGTCAGGGATGCAAGTCCCGGTATGCAGCGGAAATGCCTGAGCGACCTGATCGTTTACCTGTCCCAAAACAGTGGCGCCGCACTCAATCCAGTAGATGGTGGTGGCGATGACGCATAAATGCTACCGCCGAGACCCAAGCGTTAACGCAGTCACTGACCTCGTGACCGACGAGCAGATGCGGGGCTCGTTCCAGGGTACCAACTTCGGGCATGACGACTTCCGTGGCCTGATAGCCCAGGGCTGCATCAAGGCCTTGGCCGGTTGGCACCAGGGGCACACGATTACGTGCATCCTTGAAGAGCTGCGGCTGATCAGTTGGAATCGTCAGGCCGACAAGATCAAGGTCACCGCCAAGGGCCGACACTACATCTGGCTCTCCTTCAAAGGCCGCCCAGGCGTTTAACTCCCCGCCTACTGCTGGTGCCTGCTGGCACTGGCACAACTGATTTGCTGAGGTGATTTATGTTTTCAAATGATCCCTACGAAGATCTTGAAAAAGCTGCACGTGCGGCCACGAAAGGTCGGAATTTTGATCGGTTGCCCGCTGCAGGTGGTGGCCTGAAATACGAGTGCCTAGGTAACGACGGAACGCTGGTGCTGAAGGTAGACCACAAAAACAATGAATTCGGATTCGTTGGCGAAAAGGGCGAGCAAGACGAAGCATTCTTCCTAAAATGCACGCCGGACATAGTGCTCAACCTGATTGCTGAGTACCGCCAACTCAAAGCAGAGGCGCAGAAGCCATGACCACCAACCAAACGATTGACGGCGTGCCGCGTGATCCTGGTGGAATTCTTGAGAAGCGGAAGGCGAAGGAGACACCGGCAAACAAAGCGCTGGTCCTGGCATCGCTTTCGTATGATTCGTTGACCGGCGAATTCAGATGGAAGACGGCGAGGAAGAACGGGCGTGAATCCGGATCCGTGGCTGGATGCCTTCACCACTCCGGATATTTGCTCATATCCGTGGACAGAATCAAATTTCCATGCCAGAGACTGGCTTGGCTTTTCCATACAGGCGATTGGCCAAAGGGGCACGTTGACCACATAAACATGGATAAATCAGATAACCGCATATGCAATCTGAGAGAAGCCACTCATTCGCAAAATGCGTTCAACACACCAATTCCGCCAAGCAATACCTCGGGATTCAAAGGCGTTAGCTGGTACGGCCGAGCGCAGAAATACAGATCCCAAATCACGGCATATGGCAAGCGCCACTATCTCGGGCTTTTTGATGATCCTTGCTTGGCCCACGAGGCTTACAAGGCAGCATCAATCAAACTGCACGGCGAGTTTTCCAGTCCCGGAACGCCTGCCTCGACGAGCTGAAACGCCTCAACCCCTCTCTGTAACCCCTCCCCCTTCAAAGTCAGCCGCTATAGCGGCGTATTCGCATGCCTGCCGCACCCCGGCAAGGAGCTTTGCCATGTCTCGCATTGAAGAAATCGAAGGCTGGCACCTGGCTGATGAGTTGATCAAAGCCGGCCGCCAGATTGACCCGATCCTGGGTGGCGTAGAGCGCGTTATCGAGAACATCGAGCGCACTGCCGCGTTACGGCCGGAGAGCTATCGGGTGGGGATTCAGAAGCGCATCGAGGTGGAACGCCATGGCCTGCTTTGACGTGCACGAACGGAGGGAGGATGGCGGCGTAGGCAAGCTGCTCGACGTGATCGACCGCGTACCGGAGCGCAGGAAATCAGGCCTATTCATCGAATTCGACGGCGAGATGTTCCAGGTACTGACCGGCATCCGCAATTTTATCACTGTGACGACTGAGCGCTGGGTGCGGAAGTCGGGGAGGAAGGCGTGAGAACGTTTTTGAATGCATGGCTACGACGATGGGCCGAGGCATCGCTGCGCACCGAACTGCATCAAGCTCAGGAAAAATTGATACGAGAAAAGGAAAAGCTATCGCGATCATTAGCTAATTACGAATCAAGCTTGAAGGCGTGGAAGGCGCGCGAGAGTGACATCAAGCGAAAGCATGTAGAAGCTAATTCATACAATGAGCGCCTCATCAGCGCCCTACGAGAACGAGTCCCTGCGGAACTTTTTTATAGCGTCTGTGAGTACGCACGCAATCGTAAGGCCCGCGAGGACTCGCTATGACCACCCACCGAATCCAAGACAACACCGGCCGCTGGCACCGTGTCAGCAAGTCGACATCAACCCGAGGGAGCTACGTCAGCTTCTACCGTGGCGAGCCAAGCAGGCTTTGGCGGCCGGGGCAATTCAAGGCTGTGGAGGTGGTGAAGTGAGCATGATTACCGATCTTATCGAAGAAAACTCCGAGCTTAAAAATCGTGTGGCAGATCTTGAATTAGCACTGGGCGGCATGCTGTTTGGGTTTGACGATGGTGTGGGTCGCGACTGGTCGGCTCCGCTGCTCGACTACGCACGCACGCTGACGAATGCGGTCGAGTTCAAGTCCCGCGCCAAAGCTGGGGAGGATGAATGATGGGTACTGAGAAAATGCGGCAGGAATTCCTGACCTGGTGGTGGCACGACGATCAGCGAGAGTTGCGGCAGAGTTGTGCGCAGGGATGGGCGCTACACGTCTGGATCTCGTCGCGCGCAGACATTGAGGTGGAGTTGCCAAGAGAGGATCGCAACATTGATTACTCTGGCTACATCTCAAAATCAGAGACAGAAGCAGCCATCGAATCACTCGGCCTGAAGGTGAAGCCATGACAGAAGAAGCCGAGATTGTGTTTGTGGACGGCCTGGGCAAGATGCTTGGCCGAACTGAAGCGTCTGTCAGGGAGGGGATCCGCCGGGGTGTACCGTGGCTGCCCAAGGGCTTCAAGATGGGCATCAGGCATTGCTGGCTGAAGGAGGATGTGCGGGAGTTTTTGCGGGCATGCCGCGACGGGGAGAACAAGGCGCCGAAGGTCGGCCGGAAGCGGTTGCCGCCGCCGACCTTGCGGGGTGTGGCCTGATGCTTGGGCTATCCCAGCTTCTCGGCCAGGTCGTTGGGGCAAAGGTGCGTGTAGCGCTTGAGCATCGAGAGGGTCTTGTGGCCGGTGATGGTGCTGATCTCCATGACCGACAGGCCGCGCTCAAACAGGCGGCTCGTGGCCTCATGCCGCATATCGTGAAGGCGGAGGTCTTTGATCTTCGCCGCCTCACACGCCAGGGCGAAATAGTTGCTCACGCTGTCCAGTTTCAAATGAAAGAACCTGCCTCCATCAATCGGCGTCGGCAACCCATCTAAGAGCTCAACCGCCCGCTTTGACAGTGGGACGGATCGGCGCTCGCCGTTCTTCGTGTCCTCGAGGAATGCAACTCTCCCCCGAACTTGATCCTTTCGCAGCATGACCAGCTCGGACCGGCGCATCGCTGTCTCGACTGCCAGTTCAATAATCACCGGCAGCTCGGCATTGATATCGCCTGCGTGCTTGAGCAGCGCCTTCAGCTCGGCGGTTGTCGGCCGGCGCTCCCGTTGCTTACTGCCCTTCGGCATGCGAATAGCGGTGCACGGGTTTTTCAGGCCCTGAATGCCCCAGTCCTTCGCCGCAACTGTATATAGGTGGCTGATCAGCGCCAGGTTCAGCCGGACGGTGGCCGTGGACTTCCCGGCCTTCAGTTCGGCATCCCGGTACGCTGCCATATCGCTCGAGCGGATCGCAGCCAGAGACTTGCTGCCCCACTCCGATTTCTGCCACTTCTTGGCGCGCACCTTCTCCTGGGCCGATCCTTTCTTCGCCTCGCTCACCTCGTTGACGTACCGCGTCAGGGCTTCGGTGAGCGTGGTGCTCTCAGCCTCTCGGGTATCAACGAATCGCTTGCGTGACATATCACCCTCGATCTCGGCGGCCCATCGCTGGGCTTCTGCCTTGGTGTCGAAGGTTGAAGAAAGTGTCGGATATCCTTTGCGACGGATCTGGGCTCGCCAGGCGTCACCGCGCTTCTCGTAATAGGCCAT